ACCGTGCCCGTCTCGCAAAGGACGAATCATGACCGCCTACTTACCGATTGACCCCGCATTTGTCAAAGCTCGTGGGGAATATGCCTACGCTAAATGGTGCTCTATGTCCGATGACGAAAAACGCCCACTCCAATCCAATGTGCATAAGCTCATGTCGATCAACAAAATGGGCGAGAAGTCCGCGATTGAATTGTTACATACACTTGGGTTGTACCTGAATATAAACGAGAGAGGGTGAAATGAAACTGAAAAAGGCAATGAAGAAATACGACATTAAAACAGAACCATGGATAAATACATCGCAAAGATATACCATTGGTGAGCGATCTATTTACATCGATCCGGTAAGACGGAAATGGTCTGTTTCTGGAAAATGTGTTTGGTTTGAAACAGAAGAGCAAGCCGTCGCTTGGCTCATCGCCGGCGCTACCCCGCTGTCCCCGATGGAACGCGCGATACGGAAGTGGCCGATAAGGAAAGACGGCAAAAAATACTATCTTGGGGAAAGATTTGTATTTCCGAGAGTTCAAAACGATGGATTATGGTGGGCAGGTTACAATGGGCCGTATGATATTTCCGAAAAAGAAGCGGTCGCGTACCTGCTCGAAGGATACAAGCCGAAGATGCCGGATGTAAAGGTAATCCTTGAACATGTGGATGTTGAAAAAGACAAAAAGATCACAGGCATAGATAAAAATGTTTGCCTCGGTTTTGGACCAACTCAAGCACAAACCGTTCTTGACACTATCTGGCGTGCCGGTTATCGCCCGACAAAGGAGGGTAAATAATGAACAAGAAACTTACATGGGGATGTGTTTCACTTATTATTGCATTGCTGTCATTGGCAATATCATTTTATCTGCAATACAGAGTATTTAGTATTGTAGGTGCAGATAATCTGATGTGGTTTTTGCTTTGGGCGAACCTGCCACTTACAATATTGTTTTCCGCAATTGCAAATGTCATTATGAAACTTTATGAGGATACGCCTATAAGCTAATTCGGAGTATAATAAGGCTACATTCATTCAACTATTCAGTAAGGAGAAAATATGGAAGTAATTTTCAAGATTTTAGGAAGTGGTACGTTTTGGGGATTGGCCATCGGACTCGCCGTGTATCTGTTGCGTGCGTTCTTCCCCGGCATCCCCTATGAGGATAGTCAACTGGTAGCATGGTTGACCACGGCTGTATTCGCTATTCTTGCCGGCTTTGGTATTGTCGTGGATGTGCAAGCGTTCAAGGCCAATAAGCGGCAGGAAGCATTATTGAAGGCAATGAAGAAATAAGTACATTGGCGGCGGCGATCACGTTCAAAGCCGCCAAACATGCTTCGACAGAGCGTGTACTAGCGAGCAGGAGGGAGACCTGCACAGAGACCCCTAGACTATCAGGGGTCTTTTGTTGCACTATTCCATAAACTTGTTATAATTGTGTTTGGGGGTCGGGATACGGTCGACGCCGAACGTCGCTTACTGGTTATGCCCACCCCCTAAACCTTATGGAGAACTATGGACTTTGCGAATGTTGTGGAATTAGGCCGGCCGTTGACCCGCACCACTGTCTTTTACACAGGTCAAAAAACTTTCCAGTACTTGACCATTTTTATAACATTGAAAACGTCTGCCGGCAATGTCACGCTTCCGGGGTCGTCAATGGTTATAAGCACCGGTGCGAGTTCTTTGCCAGACAGAAAGTCAGGTACGGGCAAGCGTTCCTTGACTGGTGGGACAAGTTGCCGATGAAGGTGAAGCCACGGTATGAATAACAAGCAGGAAGCCTTTGTAAATGAATATCTCAAAGATCATAACGGCACACAGGCCGCTATTCGTGCCGGGTATTCAAAAAGGACTGCTCGTACAATCGCAAGCCAACTCTTAGCAAAACTTGACATTTCAGAGGCGATAAGAGCACGTATAGCTGATAAGACGATGCAATCGGATGAAGTGCTAACAAGGCTTGCTGATATCGCAAGGGGTGATATTACCGACTTGATGGATATTACCAGCATGGGGTTTACGATCGACTTGACTGGCGATGGAGAGAACGGCAAGAATCCGAACACCAAACTAATCAAGAAGATCAAACAGAAAGTCACAACTTTCATTGCCAAAAAAGAGAGCGACGAAGACCGGGAAATTGTCGAGACAGAAATTGAGCTTTATTCTGCGCAAGAAGCATTAAATACCATTGCAAAGTTGAATGGCATGATAGTTGAAAAAATGGACGTTACCAGCAAGGGAGAAAAAGTCACTCCTAATGAAACCTATGATCGAGGAATATCTCAACTCGCTGCTGCCCTCCGAGAAATCATACCTGGACAGGATACAGAACCGGACGGCAACGTGGATACCGCAATCTAAACCTCAATGGTTGGCACTTCTTTCGAGAGCGGATGAACTATTTTACGGCGGCGCAGCGGGCGGGGGAAAGACCTCCCTTCTTGTTGGACTGGCAACAGAGCTTGGGGGACATAGTGCTATTTTCCGGCGCGTATACCCGAACCTGAAAGAGATCATGTTCCAGACTCGCGAAATCATAAACGGGCATGGCAAAGAGAATAAGTCTGAGCATTATTGGGATTTACCAGATAATAGATCAATTGAATTTGGGGCATTGCAATATGAGGACAATAAAAAGGACTGGCAGGGGCGGCCACACGACCATAAGCTATTCGATGAAATCCCTGAGTTTACTGAAAGCCAGTATGTTTTTATCTGTGGCTGGACTCGTTCGACTAATCCAAACCAACGGGTGCGCATTGTCGCTACTGGAAACCCCCCTATTGACGATGCGGGAAACTGGGTTATCCATCGATGGGGCGCATGGTTGGATGACCACCATCCGAACCCTGCCAAACCCGGAGAGCTACGCTGGTATGCCACAATAGACGGTGATGAAAAAGAATACATGACCGGCGATCCTATCCAAAATGGATCCGAAACGATCTATCCCAGGTCTCGCACATTTATCCCGGCAAAACTTGATGATAACCCGTTCCTATCATCCGATGAACGTTACAGGTCTATTCTGCAATCTCTTCCAGAACCATTGCGTTCCATGATGTTGAATGGTGACTTCCATGCTTCCGCAATCGCCGATCCCTGGCAGATCATACCTACCGAGTGGGTACGTGCTGCACAAAGGCGGTATCTTGAACGCGAGAAACCACAAGTACCATTGACTGCTGTTGGCCTTGACCCCGCCCGTGGTGGACGCGATAATTTCAGCATGTCAAAGAGGTATGATAATTATTTCGACGAGCTTGTTTACTGGCCAGGTGCAATCGTTCCAGACGGTCCAACCGGAGCTGAACTTGTGCATCAATCATTAGGGGAAGAAATACCAGGCGTTATTAATCTTGATATAGGCGGTATTGGCGGAGGCGTGTTTGATAGCCTAAATCCGATGTACAATAATGTTATTGCAGTTAATTCTTCTAGCGCATCTAATTACCGCGATAAGTCAGGAAAATTGAAAATGCGTAATATGCGTGCTGAATTATATTGGCGGGGGCGTGATGCTCTTGATCCGGTAAATGGTGATGATATTGCGCTTCCACCGGGAAATGAGATAGTAGCTGATCTATGTAGCGCAAGATACAGCGTAAGTGCCGCCGGTGTTCTTGTTGAGGAAAAAACAGAAATCAAGAAACGTATTGGCAGATCACCCGATAAAGGTGAGAGTATATTATTGGCTAATCATACAAGCGGTCTATGGCTAATCAGTTAATGGGAGGTTTTTATGGGTAAAACATTCAACCGGTACATTATGACAGACGGGGTCAAGAGCATAGACCTCCCACAGTTCCCTAATGAGGCATGGCAATTCTACGGGGAAGATGAAGAAACCGAAAAGCCGGACTTATATAAATCAGTCGCAGCGGTTTTCCGTGCATTCAACTTGACAGCTAATGCCACATCGCGTATTCCGTTTGCGCTGGTAAAAGGCAAAGAAGATTTTGATGTGTCTGATAATTGGGAAAACAAAGTTTTGTTCATGCCTAAGCCAAAAGAATTAATACGCTTATGGCGATTGTCTTTAAGTGCCACAAACTCAGCTTATGGATTTATGGAAAATAGGCGATTGATAGGTAAGAACCTGCGTTATATCGTTCCATCGTCAATCACACCAAAAGTTGACCCGCAAGATGGATTGGTTGGTTTTAAGCGCACTATCGGAACAGGTAGCAAAGATTATCCATTGGGCAATTCCAATCCCATCTTCTGGATGTGGCGCATGGATCACACAACAGAATTATTACCGTCAAAAGCTACAGAGTTTCAGGCCATGTGCGCGGCTGCGGGTATTTTGTACTATGCTGATAATCACATTCAGGCATTCTTCAAACGTGGCGGGATTAAGCCAACCATGCTTGTTTTGAAAGGTATGACCACTCCAGAGAAAATAAAAGATATAGAGAGCATCTGGACGAAAGTTATTAGTGGTGGATATAAATATTTAGCGAAAATATTTCAGGGTGTTGCCGCAGATGGCGGACTCGATGCACAGAATATGGGGGAGGGCGTCGAGAGTCTAAAAGATGAAAAGATCAATCGCAGCAAAATAGAAGCAATATCAATGGCATTAGGCATTCCTTTATCGATGTTGCTTTCAAACTCAAACAATTATGCTACAGCACAAGTGGAATTGAAATCATGGTACGACAATGGGTTGGCTCCGTGGTGTGATTTCATAGCCGATGAAATGACGGATAAACTATTCAAACCCCTCGGACTGCGCTTTGAGTTTAGACCCGAGATGACAGACCCCGGCCAGGAGGACGAGGTCGCGCGGGCAAGTGCATATTCTACGTATGTAAGTGCCGGAATAAAGCCAAGTGTTGCCGCGAAGGTCATAGGCATGGAATTACCCGAGGGTATTGAGTATGAAGCCCTTGATGTAATGCAGGAAGAAAAACGCCAGCAGGCTATTGAGATGGTGCAACAGAAACAATCATCCAGTGATA